ATACCGCTCGGACCATCAGTGATCTTGAAGTCAATCTCAAACATCTGGTTGCCCGACTTGGACGCCTTCTGGACCGACGTGTAGATCACAGCGCCGTATACTCCCGCGTCAAGAACCGGGAACCCGGTGCTCTGTGCGGCCTTGATTTCATCATTGCTAAGGTTTAGCTTAAAGCCCATGTTGTACTATCCTATTTCTATAACTTAGTAACTTGATACGCCGCCTTGTGGCTAGCGTTAATGCTTGTCTTGCTTACTACTTGGAAGTGAAGCGGTCAGGCTCAATTTTCCGGTAGATTTTTTCCAGTGTTGGGTCGATGATTTTACCATCGAGTTTCCCAGCGTAGCGCTGCCCAGTGATCATCTTGTCCGACAGAGAGAAGTCCACAGCACGGCGAAGAGATTTCTTTCCATCCTCTGTAACTTCCACTGCTGCGAAGTTTCCAATGATATCAGGAACTGAGGGAAAAGTAAAACGCGACTTACCTTCGAGCAGGATCGTGGTAGTGATCTTACCGGTAGCGTCGTCCTTGTTATCCTCCTGATGCGCCACGAAAATCGTGAGGAACGGTGCCATGTGCAGGAAGTCAGCCATCTTGGAAGTCCACGTTTTAATGGCTGCCCACTTGTAGAATCCGTCGCGCTTGCCATTGACAATACCCTTAGGGTCCTTGTCGAATACTTCAAGCTGACGCTCCTGCGCCTTGTCCAGTGTATCAATAATAACACACTGGTACGGGAGGCCGGTTGCCTCGTGAACAAAGACTCCGTTCAACAAGTCCTCCACAATGCCCGAGAACAGTGCTGCGGTGGACGCTTCAACCACGTCAATCTCGGGGTACCACTCACCGACTGAGGACGAACCACCCTCTACGTCAACCAGTAGCACACGCTCGTAGCCGGGAACATCAACGATGCTCGACGCGAATACGGTCTTACCTTTCTTAGCCGGACCATAGATCAGGATGCTCTTAGGGCTTCCAGTCTCGGCTGCTTTACGCACCGAATACTTCGGCAACTTAAGCGCTGCTTTTACGTCAGTCAAATTTCCTCCACGTCATACACTTCAATGTTCTCTCGCCACGGGCCATTCTCGAAGAAAATTTCTTCGGCTGCATCACTGTTGTCAGCCTCTACGATTTCATAGTCATAATCGCTGGTCGTGTAGGTGTATTTAACTTTGAACTCAGTCATCAACGCCTACCACATCATAGATGTACAAACCATCGTAGAACGCAAGGTCATATCCTGCTAGTTTTTCTGCCTCTTCAGAAGTCTCAGCCTCGACCTCAATGAAGTCATTTATTTCCTCCGTGTAGGAGTAGCTTACTTGAAATGTTGCCATCTTAATCTCCCTAGTTAAACCATGTGCTATTGCAGTTAAAGCAGTCATCGTCAGTGGGCAATGTCTCCCACCCAGATTCCTGAACGATATCGTAGATCATACCGGCACGCACAAGGGCCTGCTCTGCCATTTCTGGCTGGTATGCCTCTTCGTATACATAAATGTCATTGACATTACCTGAGTCCCGAGGGATGAAGCAGATTGCAATGGACTCGACCGGCTTACCAGACAACTCAACACCCCGAGCATAAAGCTGAGCCTGAAAGCGGTACTGCTCCGGTGGACCATTCACAATATAACTTTTAATCTTCTTGATGCCTACAAATTTCCAGTCAAGGACGATGCAGTCATCTAGTAGTAGGTCAGTCGTCCCCTTGATTTCCCCATACCCCGGCACTTCGCCCACGTAGAGTCGTAGCTCGTGCTGTGCGTCTGGGAAAGAGTGGTGTTCAAGCCACCAATGGCCTGCTGTGCCAATCCAAGGGTAGAGGCTAAAGTCTCTATCGCCTTCGACACCAGCAAGAGCTTGTCCGACACATCGAGGGCACGGGTTAGCAATGTTTGACGGTCCTGCACGCCGCTGTCTGTCACGGTCTGTCCCAACTGTAATCTCAGCAATGATTCTCGACTTGAGATTACTCCCCACTCAGGTCCTCGCTGTTCAGGTTGAAGTGCTCAGCGATTTCCCCATACCATTCCTTCGTGCCCTGAGTCAGGGTGTCGATAAGAACTTCGTGCTCAATCCAGTACCCATCCACATCATGTTTCGCCGGAATGTCCACGGTGAATTCTGATGCGAAAGCGGTCAAGATATTCTGTACGTCTGCTGCGGTGTAGATCAATTTACTTTGTTCTCCTCGTAAGTGTAATTACCTGTGTACTGTGTCTTTGCTTCGAATGCCTGTAGCACTTCGTGCGCTTTGCACTGAAACTCTTCGCTTGTAGCCATGCTTTTAAAAATGATAGTGCTGCTAAGAATTCCATCGAACTCGCTGTAGAGTGCGAGGATGAAATCATCGTCGCTGTCTGCGGTAATCTTCCAGTACCGTTTGCCCCCGGGATTGGGTAGCTCTGGTCTACTACTCACTGATGACTTCCACCTTCACTGACAGCTTGGCACTTGGCTTCTGGAACAGCGCGTAGTCATCACCGGAGAGCTTGTCCTTTGCACGAGCGGAGGTCAGTACAGTCTTGGATTCTGCGAACTCTGCCCACAGTTCCGGTGCCAGTTTCTTGCCCCACGCCTCGTTGAACGTCTTGCTCTGGTAGATGGTGACTTTGAGGAACCCATTATCATTGTCGCCTACCACATGCTCACCCAGTGATTCGTTGAAGTATTCAACTTCCTTAGCCTTCAGGTTTTCTACTGCCTCTTCAAGCTCTGCGATCTGAGCCTGAAGCTCCTTGATCTTGCGTGCGGCCTTAGCTGCCCGTTCCAGTTCCGTTACCTCAGTCATTGTCTTACCTCCCGTGTCATATTGTACAGCAGATCACTCATCGAACCATTATAAGTATGTGTGTTAAAGCCATCGGATACACGCACGATATACTCCTCAAAGGAACAAGTCTCACAGCCATAAGTCCAGAAACTGTCATCCTTATAAGTAATCTCTGCGTCTTCCTGCACGTCATACCCTTCTCCGCTTAGGAACTCTCGGCCCCAGACATTCATCGCGTCTTTCACTGCGTTGCTCATGTATCTAACCTAGCCCATCATGTCGGTGTTTGTCAAGCTAATTCGCAAACTATTTTGAACCAATTTTCCAGTAGTGAAACAGTCTGGTCAGTGGCTTGTAAATGGCAATCACATATAGACGCAAGAGAGCCGTGTCCAGCGCCTGCCCTGCTTGTTCAAAGGTTCCCTGATAGTGAGTCTCGAATATCCATGCACTGCTTCGCTTCCGCATTACTGCCGTGCCAGAACTTCACGCACGTGTGCATAGGACTGGTAGCGCACAAACTCTCCGTCTTCCCAGACATTCTCAAGCAGAGTGTCCTTCAGTCGTTCCAGCAAGGCACCCTCTTGTCCGTCAAAGAGTGTGAGCACACCGTAGTGATTCACAACAGCGAGTCGTCCCTTAGCAGATTTCTTCAGGCCATTATCCGTGATTGGGTCCTTAGCAATGTCGTGTCCGACACCATCAATTGACACCCACGTAGCCTTCACTGCACTAGCGAACGTGTCTCGGGTGACGTACTGGTAGGTGTAGCTACCCAGACCCAGCACCACGTTAGTAGTTGCAAAGCCCTTAGCTGCAAGGCGCTTAAAGATTTCTTCGCCGCGCTCGTAGGTGATCGAGTCACCATAGATCGCACCGATGTGCGGGTCCAGTACCTTGAAGCCCTGCTCATTGACAGTGCCTCCGAACACGTCCCAGAGAAGTTCGATGACACCCTTCTCCTCTGCCTCAAGGTCGCCGGGATTATTCTTGTGTTCCCACGTACCGCAGAGAATGTCCACCGGATCACCGGAGTCAGGCCGGATGACCAGCTTGCCATCCCGTGCAAGAATCTGATCCTTGAGGTTCGGGAGGATGACAGTCAGGACATTCCACAGGTCCCACGTATCGGAGACTACCGATACGATACCCACGGGATAGAGGCTGAGGAGTCGTTCGTATGTAACCTGTTCGTCACCCTCGTCGTTACCTCCGGCACACATGACACTGTGCTCAGTAGCGGGGACTGAACCAAGGATCAGCCCATTGTCTCCGTCATAGTTCTCATTAACAAAGTTAACCACGTTGAGGTTGTCTGACCCAGTAAAAGAGAGTAGGTGTCCTGCCGCAGATGCTGCTGCTGCTTCTCGTCCGGCCATACCACGGAACGAGAAGTCGTGGCCCTGCCATTCGGCCCCATCCGTGCTCCCTGTCGTCTTGATTGCCCACTCGTTCACGAGTTGGCGGAAATAATATGCAGTGGTAGCAGACGTGCTTGCCTGCCAGATGCTTGCGCTCATCACAGTCTCGATGTAGTTCACGAGCCAGTAGAATTCGGGCAGTGTGTTCTCCACCGTGAAGCTCGGCACACGGAGAGGTACAAGTGTGCCCTCGGGCAGTCCACAGAATCGCAGTGGCAGGTAGCCCAGCTTGTGTAGCGCCCGAATGTGATCAGAGCCTACGTCATTAGGTCCAAGGATGGACGTGACGAACTCTTCGTACAGTTCACAAACCCAGTCCTCGTCGGCAATGAAGAAGTCCCTCCACGCATCCTGTGCCCATGACTTCAGAAATGCCTGAAGTCCAAAGTGTACAACGTGGTCTATCCGTGCGATGCGTGAGCCTCGGTTGGTGTAGTTGGACAGCACACCGGTGGTGGCTACCGGGTACTGCCTGCGGTGGTCCAGCTTATAAGCATCGGTGTCAGTGAGTGGTGCGATGGGTGCGAAACGATTAACCATTAATATCTCCTGTCAGATAGGGAAGCACGGGAATCTTCGTTAGTATTCCTCCGTGTGATGCAATGTTGGAGGGGTATGAGTCAGTGGTATAGATGTGATCGAAGTACTTGAGCAGTTCGAAGAGTCCCCTAGAGAATATACCATGTGTCACCCACAAGTCAATCCGTTCGAGCGGCAGACCAGCCGCTTTAGCCAGCCCGATGAATGTACCACCGCCGTCACAGATATCATCTACAATCAG